TGTTGTTTCTAAGCTCCATGGTAATGTTGTGTCAGTAACTGTAAATACTGCATCACCACCGGCGATACCAGCACTTGCTGCTGCTGATACGTTTGATCCAGACCAAGTGTTTACGGCTGCACCGAATACTTGCACTTGCTCTGTTTCTACGATAGTTTGAGTTGTTGTAGTTGTACTGTTCATAGACCCTGTAGTAAACTGGGGTGTGACAGTATTAGCTCTTGCTACTGCGGGTGATAACAGGGCTAAGAGAAGAATTAGTTTCTTCATGTTTTTGGTTTGTCTTCTTTTGACTTTTTACTACCTGTAGACAGCCCAAAAGTTGCTAGGGCTCCCGTAAAGATTGAAGCAACAAACGTGATATCTGATGATGCTCCAGTCTTTTTGACCATAGGTAGCTCTACGTAGTTTAGTGTAATAATAAAACCAGACCAGATTACTACGCCTAGACGCACTATTGCACCTAGAACTGCCATCTGCTCGTCATGGTCATCTATGTTTTCTTTGATTTTTCTGAGCATGCCTTTCTTTTCTGGCGGTTTTGTTTCCATTTGTTTATCTTGCCTTGTAAGAACTTTTGTATTTTATCCTTTAACGCATTGATTACAGGTTGTGTAACAGTCGCAGCTGCTACAGCAGTTACAGCAGTAACCGATGCAGCGACTAGGACTTCTTGCGATGGTAAAGTGATACTAGGTAAGGGCGGAAAGTGTATTTTTGGGGGTGGGTTTTCTTCTGTTTGCACCTCCTTTGTACCTTCGGGTCTTCGTAAATCGCTCGGAGGTACGACCAAAGGTTGATATGAGGGAACATTTCCTGTAGGGAGAGGTATTGACGGGGTTTTTATTTGTACTGTATCAGGCAGTACTATGGTGGGCAAGTCCACTATGGCTTAGGATACTTGTCCTTTATAGCCTTAATGTCTGCCTCCCAAGCATCAATACCCTGATGGTATATCTTGTCTAGCTGATCTTGCCAAGAAGGATACTCAGCTTTTCTTTTTTCTTGATAACCATTATTTAATCTTTCTACTTCAGCATTTATTTCAGCTTCAGTTGGTTTTGTAGAACTGTCTGCCCATTCTAAACCAGAATATTCTGTACCACTCCAAGTCCATTCTGCATTTGGTTTTAAGCTACATAAAGCATCAGCTTTGTTATAAATCATGCTGCAATCTCCAATATTGTAATCCAACTTCCACCATTACCTTCATATATATGGGGATTATATTGTGCTTGGGTAGTTGTAGAATCAGCTCTTTTAATTTTAATTCTGTAATTATAAGTGGTGCTTGTTGAAACTGAACTATCCAAATAAATTAGTGTGCAAGTTTCATACACATTATAATTTGAAATACTGCTAGTATTTCCCATCCATGCACCACTAAATCCATGCCTAACAATAGTACCATCTTTAGCAAGTGCTACGTTTGCATAAGCATTTTGACCACTTGAACCACGAGCACCAATTTGAGGATTTGCTATAATTAAAAGCTTGCTTGCATCAGAGCCAGTTGTAATATCTAAGTTAAGACCAGTATTTACATAACTGGTAGATGTTGAATAAAGTTGGTTTCCATAATCATGTGTTTGAACTATTTGTAAAAGTTTACCTCCGCCTGCTTCTGCCCAAGTTAGACCACCTGTATTACCAGATTGTGCTGATAGAAAATAACCATTAGTTGGTGTGTTAGATACCTTAAGATTAGCTTCATCTACTACATCATCTGCAATAGTTAAAGCTGTTGCTCCTGTAACTTCTCCTGTGTGAGTAGCGTTAGTAGTCTTAGCTGTGTTAGCTGCTATAGCTGTGTTAATAGCGTTAGCTAATTTAGCATCAGTAACTGCATCGTCAGCTATGTGTGCTGTATCTATACTGCCATCTACAAAGTGTTCAGAATCCACAGCATCATCAGCCAGTTTTGCACCTGTAACTGCGTCTGCTGCTAGTTTTGCTGTAGTTACTCCGCCGTCTGCTAACGCACCAGTAATATAGAATATACCACCCATAGAACCATGTGAGGTACATTGGTAGTATAGCACGTCTGGAGCATCATGTGGTACTTCAAATACTATTGTAGATCCACCAGCTCCTCCGTTATTTGTGACTCCTGTATTGTACTCTGTACCAGCCGAGCCATTGACTGTTGTTTGTATACGAAACGGATGTGCCCCTGCACTATTACCGTTTACAAATCTGTATGTTTTACCACGTGTCAGATACAAGGTAGGGTCATTGACCGCCCCGGTCAAGCCCTCTCCTGTAAATGTATAGTGGTTACTGCCATCTGCTCCTAGTGTATAAGTACGATCTAGAGCGTCGGCGTGTAATTTACTAACTGTAACCTGACCATCTGCCAGATCAGCTGTTTGCACCTGACCGTCTTTGATACCGCCGGTGCTTACTTGTGTTAATGCCATTTATGTACCTGATAACTCCTGTTCCGTTGCTGTAGATTTCCAGCTAATATAAGCTGCATTTAATTCATCATCTGTAGGTTGAGTATCAGAGTTTGATGGATCCCAGTAAGTAATTGTATGTGGAGGTACAGACTGAGATAATTTAAAAGTATTCTCACTCTTGCCAAGCTTTTCTACTGCTGCATAAATGTCTGTATCTGAATTAATTGTCATAGTTAGCTCCTCTTGTGGATTTCAATAGTACTGTACACATTATTGTTCCAACTTGCGTAAGCACCGAAACCATGTGTAGTGACAGTAGTTTGGCATCTATGCTGTAATTCAAACACTTTAGTTCCTGATATTGTAAATTGTCCTCTTACATGAGCATAGTCACTAACATTTTCCTCTTGGTTTTTATTTGCAAGTCCTGTTAAAAGTGTAGAACTATCTGTAATATTATAAATTCTACAATTATGATTATCAACTCCTACAGCACAACAAGACGCAAAAATATGATAAGTTCCTGCTTGTAAAGTAAATTGATGGTTTGAAAGGGAAACTATGCTATCTGGGTCAGTTTCTATTGTGCTTATATCTCTTGTTCTCCAAGCTCCAGAAGTAAAAGATCCTCCCTGTGTTGTTGTACCTTTAACGTCAGCTAGTCTTGCATAGCTAGCATTAAGTCCACCGGGAAAACCAGTAGCGGTACCACTAAGAGTAGCATTACCGCTTAAAGTAATATTACCGGGAACTGTTATATTACCAGACCCGTCTAAAGTTAGTGCATCACTTGAAGCACTATTTGATCGTACTTGATCAACTAATATTCTGCTCATGGTTGTATCTCCATTGCTATAATCTGTGTTACACCACCGACAGGGTTATATTGCATCCTATTAGTAGAGTCTGTTCTATATATTGCAAACTGATAAGTATGACTATTAGTGTCTGCAAAATCTATACAAATAGAGGTGATACCTGTTTGACCAATCCATAAAGAATCTTGTGAATACCATACTTTTTCTTCTAATTTAGTACCAGATAGACCATCCCTCCATAATGCCATATACCAGTTACCTGCCTGTTCAATTTTCATGTGATGATTATGAAGTATAACTAACTTATTACTTGTACTTGCACCAGTATAGGTAAGTTGTGGGCCAACCAATGTGTAAGAGTTTTGAGCTCCTAGTTGTGTAAGAGTGGTTGAGCTTGCAAGACCGAATCCTACAAGTTTACCACCTTGATCTGTTGCCCATCCAAGGTTTCCAGATCCATCAGTTTTTAGTAATTGGTTTGCACTACCATCAGCATTAGGTAGTTTAAACTGCAAGTCACTTGCTGACGGTGCAGAGGTTGGTGGATGCAGAGATACTGCATTACCACCAGAATGTTTTAATTTTATTGAACTCATATTATGTGTCTCCTAGTTTTAAAAATGTCAGATAAGTTTCATTATCAGTAGAAGAATACTTAGGTCTGACATGGGTAGAAGCATTTACATAGAGTCTTACTCTAAAAGTAGATGCGTTTGTAACATCTATGATAGCATTACCACAACTAAAAGTCTGTTGATTGTCGCCAGCCGAGGCCATTTGGGATGATGAAAAAGTAACAGTAGAAAAGTTACTACCACTATCTGTACTTAGCTGTAAATAATACCCGACACGAAATAGGTTTTGATTTGCAGCCCTTTGGGAAGTGACATGATAATCTACTTTATAAATGCCAGTAGCAGGGAATGTAAATACACCACTAGAATGTGTCATGCCAGTTCCTATCTGAGCAAAATTAGTATCATTACGTTCAAACCCACTTATAGTTGTATCATCAGTTTCTCCATTATCTGAAGAAACTCTCCATTGGTCTGCCATAGCTAACCCACCAAGTCCAGAAGATTTAGCACTTGTTACTGCACTATCAGCTATCTTTGCTGTAGCTACTGCATTGTTAGCTAACATATCAGTATCTACAATTCCATCTGGTAAACCACCAACAGAAATTCCTGTGATAGTACCATCTCCATTTATTTGTATTGCCATTAAACTATTGTATATGTACTACCCGAAGGTATTGTTAATGTAACGCCGTTTGCTATAGTGATCGGCCCTGCACTAAGAGCGTTTTTGTTTGTGGTTATTGTGTAGTTGTTAGATATAGTCTGTGAGTTTTCATAGATACATCCGTCAGCTACTGTTGATGCTACACCTGTAAGGCTACTACCATCACCTGTGTAAGCTGTTGCAGCTACTGTACCTGTTACGGTAACACCGCCACTTGCAGTCTCAAGTTTTTTACTGCTGTCGTGATATAGCTCTACTGCTCCATCACCTCTAGCAACAATACAATTTTCTGAATTACTGCCATCAGTATCTGCGTGTGTAACAAAGAAATCAGCAGCAGTTTTTATATTAATATTTGTAGCTGTAGCACCTCTAATTAAATTTTTAGTCCCATCATGGTAGATTTCTAAATCATTGCCTGTACCAAATCTAGCTTTTACGTTGTCGTTAAAGTCAACACCATTACTACCACCAACTGCGGGAGGTATGGACACGGCGTTTGTAGAAGCTGCTGTAATACGTCCCTGAGCGTCCACAGTAATCGCTGGAATAGCTGAGGCTGTACCGTAGCTACCAGCAGTTACAGACGTGTTAGCGAGCTTTGCAGCAGTCACTGCGTCATCCGCAATCTTTGCTGTAGTAACTGCATCGTCTGCAATCTTGGCTGTAGTAACTGCTCCACTAGCGATAGTTGCTGTTGTAACTGTGCCTGCACTAGGAGTATTTAGGTTTACTGTTGACCCGATCGTGATGATGAAGAAATCAGCACCAGTAGAAGGAGCGGCAGAAAATATAATGTCCCCGCCGTCAATAGCAAAGCCTTCGCTGGGTTGGCTGGTTCCGCTATTAGGTTTCTGAATGACTCCATTGATGCTAACAATATGTTGCTCGGCAACTGAGCCTGCATTACTAAGTGTAAATCTATAAGCTGATCCATTGAATGTTGCACTGCCTCCACCAGTTCCTGATGAACTAGATATTGTATTTATAAAATATTGTCCAACTGACTGTGTTTCTTCAAACGCAGAAGTTGCTGTATTATATACGAGTAATTTATTTGTGCTAGTATTATAGAATAAATCACCAGCGTCGTTATTACTTGTAGGGTTCGACGAACCAACTCTATATCTTTCGTTGAAATCATTGATGTCTCCACTAAGACCAACAAGGTCACTTTCTGCAAGTGTAGCTTTATGATAGTTATATGTCTGACTAGAACCAGTAGACGTTACAATAAAACGTATACCACTAGCTACAGTAGAACTGTGAAAGTTAGAAGGTATATTGTTTATTGTAACAGTTGTACCATTAAGTGTGCGGCCTGTTGTACTGACACCACTACTGTTTACAACTATACCAGCTGCGTCTGCTATAGAAATAGCAACACCAGATACTGGTTGTGTATTAGGAAATGATACTTCGTTAGCTATAGCTTCAAAACCACCAAAGGGTTCTAGTTGTGCCGCCACATAATCAACGATAGCACCAGAAGTTGGTAGCTTAGTATCATCATCTGTAACTGTAGTTTGTTTTAGATCACTAGCTAACTTTGCAAGTGTTATGTTGCTGTCAGCTATTTTAACTGTTGTTACGTTTGCATCTGTAATCTTAGATGTTGTAACAGCATTTGATGCTAGCTTACCATCTGTAATAGTTGTGCTAGCTATTTTGGCTCCAGTGACTTGACTGTCTGCTATATGAGCAGTATCAATAGAACCATCAACATAGTGCTCTGAATTAATAGAGTCATCTGCTATCTTTGCTCCTGTAACTGCGTCTGCTGCGATATCAGCTGTAGCAACTGTAAGATCTGTAATGTTAGCACTAGCGACTGTTATGTCTGTAGGTAATGCACCACTACCTAGCTTTGCCATTGTTACAGCATTATCAGCTATCTTAGCTGTTGTTACTGAGTCACTAGCTAGATCGCCTGCGACTATAGTACCATCAAGTATTTTAGCACTTGTTACAGCACCATCTTTGATATCGGTTGTTTGTATTGTTTGATTTTGTTCTTCTTGTGCAGCAAACAATAACTGCTCATGGTTGGCATTGAGGTCAGCTGCCTTGACTGATGACCCTGCCGTATATGTAGCCTTTGCACTATCTACATCTGTATCACGAAAGATACG